GTAGTTTTGCCAGTATCAGTTTTTGTATCTGTTGCTTTAGTTGTCTTTTTATCTTTTGCAGCTGCAACTTGATCAGGCGTTGCTTCATAATCAGCTAATGCTGTTTTTTGTTTAGTAGCTTTAGCTTCAAGTTCTTTTTCTTTAACTTTTAAAGTTTTCTTAATTTCTCCGGAAGCAGATTTTAATACTACTTTATTAGCAGCAATTTTAGATTTAGTTTTTCCTAAAGAAACAACTTTCTTTAAACCATCAGTAGTTGCCAAATCATCCATTCTTTGTATAGTAAGATCTACGGTTTGGTCTATTGCTTTATTTTTAGCATCTTTGGCAAGTTCTAATTTCTTTCTTTGGTCTGGTGTTAATTCTCCTTTTGCTTTTTCTTTTTTCTTCGCATAGTCAACATCATTTAATGCTTGTGTTACCAATCCTTTTTGATACTTCTTCATATTGTTCTTAATCTTAGTATACTTAATAGGACTCTTAATTGCATCAATGATTGCTTCATTGACAAATTCTTTATATGTTTTTAACTTTGCCATGTTGTTATTTAATTTTTTTATATATTTGAGCCATAAGAACAAAAAAGCCACTCCGAAGAGTGGCTTTCTATATAAAGTATTATTGTTACTTATTAGATAAGTGAACAACCAGTGAACGTAAAGTTCATTGTGTAATACATTAATTCAGGATTGAATCCAGCATCTACTAAAGCGAATCTAGATTTAACCGCAATTTTAGGAGCCATAGTTCCTTCTGCGATTGTCTCAACAGATTCAGCCATTAAGTAAGGCATGAATACTAAACCAGGAGAGTTACCATCACCTTTTCTTCCTACACAGATTGTATAGTCATTAAAAGCTCTGTTTGGATCAACATAAACAGTTACCCCAGCGATCGCACCGATTGGATATAAAGATCCACCAGCTTGATTAACTGTATTTGATAACGGATATGCAACGAATCCAGCAACTGATTGAAGAGCAGTAGCCATTTCTCCACCTGTTACAGCGAAGGTAGCTGGTCCTCTTCTACCTCTAGTAGCAATTAAGTTACTTGCAGCAAGAATCTTAGTGTAGACTCTTCTCTGTAAAGTACCTTGAGTATTACCACCACCTAGTACGTTAGTCTGTACTGGGAATGCAGCCAAGAATGCACCTGTCGTTAAAATACCATTACCAGTGTTATTCGCACCTAATGTAATAGCAGCACCGGCCTGTGCAGCCTGTCCGTTGAATTGCTCAGATAATGAAGTACCGTTTACGTTACCAATATTGATAGTGTTAGTTACACCATTTCTGAAAATTCTATCCAAGATATACTTGTTGATAGATTGAGTTAACTCATTAACTAATACAGCCTCAACTTGAGCAACAGCATCAATTCCGAATTGCTTCAGATCTTGAACTTGTTCTCTAGTTACAGCAGCAGCAACTTGGAAAGTTTCAGCAGCTACAGACTTGTTGAATAAGCTAAGTCCCATAATGTTATCAACAGTTGATTCACCTACACCTCTTTGGTAAGGATCTAAACCGTTAGCATTCTGGTTAGCGAATTGTGGTCCGCCAGTAGCAGGATCATTCGCTGGTTGGAAAGCATTACCAGAGAAACCAGTAATATGGTCTTCTAGAGCTTTTACTAAACCTAAGTTAGGAGTAGCACCTACAGTTGCAACAATGTTACCTGCAACTATTACAGCAGCTAATGCTGGTCTAACACCACCTACTCTTGCAAGTCCGTGAAGTCTTGCACCAGCAGTAATAGAGTTATAAATAGTTGAAGCAGCAGTTTCAGCACCTTGTGCATAGTTAAATCCACTGTTTACAGTAGAACCAGCAACAGGAGCAGCACCAGGAGCAACAATAGTTGCAGTAGTGTTACCTCTTACTCTGAATATTGGTAAACCGTCAATTCTTGAAGTTCCAACAAAAGTTAATTCGTAAGAAGCAGCAACAGTGTTACCAGCAACCGGAGTTACAGCAGCAGCAGATGAGTTAAATTGATCTGCATAGTAAAGGTCATTTACTGCAAAAGCAGAAGCATCATCGTTAGTTGCTGAAAACTTGATCATTAATGGAGCAGCAGTAGTATCAAGGTTACCATTTACAGGTGCACCTGATCCTCTACCTCCACCGTATACAAAGTCTAGGTAAGTTAAAACTCCCATAGGGCCTTGCATTGGTACTACAGGAACTAAGTCTAAACCTACAGTCTGTGCAGCTACTTGCATTGCAAGTGGTAGCAAAGAAAAAGGTCTGTCTCCAGATCCAGCAGCTTGTGCTGGGAAAGCATTCATTGATCCAGGGTTTCCTGGCAATGTAACGTTACCCATACTTTGAACATTCATGTTCGGGTTAAGGTGTACAGTATTGTAAACACTCTCATTAAGGTTGTGGTAGTGACAGTACTTAGACATCCAAGCTAACTTAGATTTTTCAGTTATGCCAGTACTTTCCTCAATAACAGGTCCCCAAGTCTTTTGAACCTCAGCCTCGTTGATTAATTGATTTGCGTACATTTTAAAAAAATTATTTTTCGCATTTTTGTGGAATTATAAAATTCCGTTTCTAATCGCCTGAGCCCTTTTCTTCTTAGCTATTCGATTAATTCTTATAGATTAGATTATCTACCTAATCTGTGTTTCATTTTTTCGACTAAATCATTTTTAAAAGATTCATTTAATAATGGCTCTTTTTTCACAGCAGCCTCAGCAGCTGTTTTACTTTCATTAATCGCTTGTAAATTCATTTGAGTATCTCTCATATCTCTTGTTTGCCAGAAATTATTAATGGCATAAGGAGTATTTAGAGAATGGAATTTAGATTCAGCAATAATTTGTTCCTTTCTGTTTTCTGAAAGAGTTTCCCATTTAGAAACATATTTTTCTGGCATATCATTAATAAAGTTAATTGCCTTTCTTTCAGTTATAAAACATGAGTCCCAAACATTTTCTGCTTGTACAGTTGACATAATAGAATCTTTATTCATTGATTCAACTATTAAAGTTTTCTTGCTTTCATCTAGAGAATCAAATTGATTCTTTTTAGATTCAGATAAGAAATTCATAAAGTGCATTTCATTAACAGACTTAGCTTCTGCTTTAGAAATTAAATCATTTAATTTTTCACTTATAGATTCTTTGTAAGATTTCATTTCTTTCATACATGCTTCGCAGTATTCTTTTATCTTACCTTTATCAGCATCAGGATATTTTTCACAAATTGCTTCATACTTCATACCTTCATCCATACACTTTTTAACTTCTTCCATTGTTGGAGTGTATCCTTCGCTCATTTTCTTTGCAACAGCATCGGCAGCCATTGCACGACCAACAGCAGCAACTGCTGGAGCAACTTCAGAGATCTCTTTACTTTCATTAATAGATTCTCCTTTAGTAGCTAATACATTTTCTGCAATGTATTCAGAATACTTAATGCTATTATTTAAATTTTCTGCTACATATTCTGAATAAGCAATATTTTGATCTACCTTTTCAGCAACATATTCAGAATATTTAATTCCTTTATCTAAGCTTTCTCCTAAGTAATTAGAATATTCAATTCCTTTGTCTGCTTGTTCAGCAACATGCTCAGTATATTGAATGGAGTTATCTAATTCTTCACCTAAGTAAGAAGCATAATTTTTAATTTTATCTATATTCTCTGCTAAGTAGTCAGAGTGAGATATACTCTTGTCAAGATTTTCAGATAAGTATTCAGTATAATCAGTAACTTGATTTACTTTTTCTGCAATATGCTCAGTATATTTAACTAGCTTTTCAATTAACTCATCGTTATTAGAATTTGCAGATTCCTTAACACTATCCAATGTATTCTTTACATATTCAGTGTACTTATTAAAATCTTCAACAGTTACAAATTTGTCTGATGTATTTTCCATTGTTAGATCTGTTTTATTTGTTTTATTTATTTCTTCTTCAGAGTTACCCATTTCATAAATGTATAAACCTTCAGTATTTTCAAAACCAAATGATTCATTAACTCTAGCTAATTCTGCATTTTCAAATCCAGGATCAGCAACTAAATCGTATGTAAAGAATTTTTTAATTTTTACCTTTCCTGCTTCATCAACAGTTCCAGCTGCTCTACTTGAAATATGTAATGGAATACCATCCTCTATTAATGCTTGAGCTTCTTTACCTTTTGAAGTATTTAATAACCTAATTCTTCCTAGTACTTGTTTCTTATTGCTATCATAATCTAAATCTTCAATAACATGAGAAACATTTGATAGACTAATATCAAAATCTTTTGGGTGGTCAAGTTCACCTAATAGTTTATTAGTTTTTACCTTTTCCTTTAATTCGTTAATATGAGGAAGTACTTCGGCTTCTTCATAAATTCTGTTGTTTTTATTCTTTACTCCAATCTCTGTAAATACACCTTCAAGTACGACAGAGCCATCGGCATCTTTGGTCATACTTAAATTTGACTTAGATCTTTCTAGAATTAAAAGTTTCTTATTAGACATCTTTCTAGTATTATTTGTTTTATATATTATAACTCTTATTAGTTTTTAGATATCAGCTAATGGGTCTTCATCCATTCCATCAGATTTTTCTTCAGGCTTAAAATCATCTTTATTAGCCCCTAAAAGAATCTTTTCAATATCTTCTTCTCTATAACCTGCTTTTTGCAGTTCTTCACGCTCTTTTGCACGAGCATTAGCTTTTATATCATCACGGGTAAATCCACCATATCTCTTAATTAAGAATCCTAAATCAAAATATGGTATTTCTTCCATATCAGGTCCCATTGTGCTTAATTGTGTTTTTAGATTACCTATAAAATCAACACGTTTAGTTTGAAGTTCCATCTCTTTCATTTCTTCAAATACATTATCCTTAATAAAATCTAAACCTAAACCTGCCTTAAATGCAACATCATTTTTTAACTCTGGGTGGTTAAGACACATTTGAAGATATACAGGTTTAACTAATACTTCTTGCCATATTGATCTTAATCTTGCAATAAATCTACCAAATTTAATTTCATCTCTTAACATACCACTTGCCTCCATATCATATGTATTACCACCTTCTCTATCAAATCGTGAAAATGGAATTTTAGAAGCTAATTGTAATTTATCAGAAAAATACTTTAAAGATTCAGTATCACCTAAATCAGGACCGTCACCACCAATAGTTGTAATTTCAGGAGTTTCACCATCTTTAGATGGTAACCAGTATTCCTTGTTAAACGGCATCATTGGCTTTCCATTGGTTTGAATCTCACCACTCTCAAAATTAAAGTCTACAACCTCACGATATGAGTTCATTAAAGTAGCTAAAGATTGTTTTGCTCTGGTTTTTGATTTACCACCAACTGGTATTGTAAACTGAGTTTTAAATGAAGCATTTGATACAGCCCAGATAATTCTACTATGTTCCATAATTCTTAAAAGATTAAAAGATCTTATTAATCTTTCTACATAAGATATTCTCATTGGTGAATTAACAGAAGAATAAGAAATATAAATTATTTGAGAATCCCATAGCTTTCTTTCTTTTGCACCTTCTCCTTTATACTGTATCCAAACTTTTTTACCATCATCGGTATCAATACCTGGCATTAATGAAATAGGATCTAATTCTTTAAAACCAATAATTTCAGTTTGCTTATCATTATAAACAATCTCAAAGGCAAGAAAACCATCAATTAACCATTTTCTAAAATAATTCCAAGGAGCTACAGCATCATTAAAACCAAAGTAGTTATAGATATTATTATAAACATCTGCAATTTCTTCTTCAATTGATTCACCAATATGACCATTAAATTCTGCATATGCCATATAATTGGATTCATCATATACAATAGCTTCATCTGTTAATACATCTAAAATATCTTCTATTTCATCTTGAACTGCAAAGGTTCTTAATTGGTCACGCTTTCTTGTATAATCTTGATCGAAAAACGCAATGTTTTTCTTCATGTTAGTATCAGTTAATGATAATGCTGCAAATGCACCATACATATCATCACTGTCTGAGCCCATAGGATTAAAAGTATAACCCATCTGGTTTTCAGTATAACCAACAGCTCTAGAATTACGAATGATCATATCATCGTATGCCATTCCTAAATTAGAAAGATCTTTAAGAATTTTTCTAACGGGATTTCCTGTACTTAAAGGTCCTCTTCTATCTGTAAAACCTGCCATATTTTTATTTTTTATTAGTTTATATATTCTTGTAGTATAATGATTGTGCTTGGTTTATATTTCCTCCATAAAAATTATCTTCATTATTCACAGTACCCATATAATAATCTTCATAACCAATCACTATAGGATTCTTCATTTTACTCATTATGTATTGTCGTGTACAATAAGTTAAGTTATATTTTTTACCTAATGCTCTTTTTAAAAATTCCCATTTAAACGTGGTGATAGGAGCCTGATTGAGTGTATCTATTTCAACAGCATTTTTAAAATCAGGAAACCTCATAAAGTTTTTAGCTATTTCTTTCATAAAAGGAACTCTAGCTTCATAAGGCATATAGTGTAAATTTATACCTAGTTGGTGTTCATTATCAGATTCACCTAATCCTAACACTAAAGGTTTAGTATCATAAAAAGCCTCATCTTTAGTATAATATTCAAAAGAATACATTTTTCCAGGTTCTAATTCACCTTTACTACGTGCACCTACTATAGGAATATCTATTTCTGATTGTTTAGATGCAATCGTCCTACTTCTATATTCAGCTAAGTATAATTTAAGATCTTCATTATATTCTCCAATAAAAGCCATTAAAATAGTTTTGAGTCTTCAGTTAATAACATTACTTTACAATTTCTTTCTTTTGCCATTTTATTAAGAGCATTAGTTTTACATAAATTTCTTACATAAGATTCATATGCATGTTTAAAGTTTTTTAATGCTTTAGCTGTTTTTCTTTTTGGTTCTTTTGGTTTTTGTAATTGAGCCTTAGGTTTTATTTCTACTACATATTCTACAAACTCTTCTCCTTTTTTCATTTTTATAAAAAAATCTGGATAATATTTATGAAACTTATTATCCAAAAGATTAAAATAAGGTATTGAGAAAGGTTCTGATATCCAGTAAACCACATCTTCATTATGATCACACCAATGACAAAATTTTCTTTCCCAGCTACTTCTGTATATAATAGGACCTTCTCCTCTATATTTTTGAGGAAATTTTGGTTTATAATAACCTTGCTTAAATCCTGATTTTACAGTAGGCTTTACCTTCTTTATACTCATTTAACATTTTATATTGTATAGATGCCTTCACTATCAGCACTTCCATTAATTGAAACTGTGCCATGATATTTCTTAGGATGTAATTTATTCCATCCTTTTGCAAATCCTCTTTTTGCTATTTCAGTAAAATAAGCAAATGCATTAGTACTTTTTTCTGGATTAAAATTTCTCCAATATCTATAAAGATCCATATAAGCATAAGCAATACAATCTTGCCTATCTTCTGGATTTCTGTATGTTAATTTTCTAGAACACTTATCAGCCAACAACATTAAAAATTCTAACGCTTTAGGTGTTAATTCACCTGCTTCTTTTGAAATAATGATCTGCTCTAACAAATCTCTATTATTTAAGTAATTTCTTTTTCTTGCCATCAGCTTTGATTTATTTATTATTATATACAAAAAAGGACCGATTGTTTAATATTCAACCGGTCCTCTAATTATATTAAATTAGAATGTAATATGGATTTTTAGATCTTAACTTCTAAATCTTCTTTAGGAAGTACAATACTCTTTCCATTTTTAGGAACTATAATTGTTAATAAATCATCATCACCTAGAGAAGCGTATTCTTCAGCATTAACTAATACTTCTTGTCTCTTTTTTAAACCTTGACCGTTCTTTTTAACAGATGCTTCTACAAAACCATCATTTAAATAGTCGTCTTTAGTTTTTTTTTCAGAAATATATGAATCAGCTAATTCTTTTTCTTTTCCTTTTAACTCAGCTTCTAATAAATTTAGAGCTTCAGTTAATTCTTCAGTTTCGCCAATTTTATTAATAGTTGCTTTAACTTCTGCTTTCTTTTCTTCTAAAAATGAGATAGCATCAGAAATATCTTTTCTTTTATTTTCCTCAATTGCTTTTTCATTATCTTCAGCAATTAATCTTTCAGATAATAAAGAAGAAAGATCAAAGTTAACAAATTCTTTTACGATATCTACAGTTTCAGTAGCAGTATCATATTTCTTCATTTCATTTATTCCCATTCCTGGATTTACAGTGTTAACATAAATACCTTCGTCTAATGCAATTACACTTACAAATACATCTTTATGTGCTTGTGATTGAATAGTTGTAAAGTTATCCATTTCAGCAAGTAAATCAACTGATTCAAAGAATTTGCAAATTTTATCATTTTGCCACTGATTTCTATAACCTGAAAAATTAGTTGCTAATAAAGCTTCTTTTAATTCAATGATACTGTAATTAGTCATATCAACTTTACCCATTGATAATGTACCTTCAGCAATGTTATATTCTAAAGATTTACCATTTTCTCCATGTAAAGAAAGAATGTTTTCATTTCTTGAAAACATATCTATACCTTCACTTACATCAAAGAATCTTGGATCAGTTACATTAGCTTCAGTAATATCAGCTCCATTAAAATTATAATTCTTTCCATGTAATCTAAATGTTAATCCATTTTCAGATTCTAAAACTGGAGAAAGAACAGAAACAACTTTTCCGTTTGCAGTAGAAGCTACGTTTGTATCTTCAGCATTCATTTCATTTACTATTGCTTTACAATCCATTGACCATGGGTTCTTAGCAGCAACAGCAGCAAATTTAGATTTTACATCTGATTCATTTAATAAAGATGTTAAATCATTTGTTAATGATTCCATTAGTTTTCCTTTCTGATAAGATACTCTATCAATAGATTCACTAATTCTATAACTCCATTTTGCTGAGTTATATGATTCCATAATATATTCTCTTAATTCAGAAACTGGCTGTAACCAAGTATTAGCTCCTAATTTACTATATAAATTTCTAGCTATTTGGAATTTAAGATTAGGATTAGTTGCATTTTCTATTTCTTCACTAATTTGTGAAAGGTCAGCATTTTTTAATTTCATAGGGAATGCATTTATAGCCTCCTCTAAAATAGTTAAAGATTCCTTAACAGAATATGAAACTCTGGAACTATCATTGTCCATAGCCTTTAAGCCGTTAATACTCTCCATAACGTTTTCATACAGATCTGTTAATGTAAAGTTCATTTTGTTATGATTTTTTTGATTATTATTTTCAGTGTATATATCGGATTTGTCTTTGTGGTTTTCTAAATACTTAGCTATACCGACTTGAGCCATTGTTTGAGGAATACCCATCCCTACTAAAATAGTAAGTACTTGTTCTTTACTTATTGATCCACTATGGTCAATTTTAAAGTCATTGTCAATATCTGACATTCTACCGCTTTGGCTGAACAATACATGGATTATATCCATTAATTGTTGTGGAGGATTTTGTAAGTATTCTTGGTCCTGGTTTACACCAGCTTGGGATTCTACCCTACCATCAGCATATACTTGTGTTTGTCCTTCGTTCATTGTGTTTTCCATATTACACTATTTGATTTGTTTTATATATTATAAGTCTCTTGGATTAATTATCTACACTCCCTAAACCAGAGTCTTCTTTTTTAGGTTCAGCATCTGCATTACGATATTGCCTACCTTCTAGAGATTCTGGCGGTATTGGTGCAGATGATATTTGAGATTCTACATAAGGCCCTCCTGTTAAGATTGCATCTGGATTAATATATCCCTTATTACTAAATGTTCCACTCGGTTGTACCTTTAATATACTCTGTTGAGACATATCAAATTTTTGGAATATTCCACCGAAATAAATTCCTAATTCATTATCTTTACCAGATCTTAACATACCAACACCTGCAGCCTTAGGATTAGCTATAATAGCTTCTTTAGTCATAAAGTCAATTTCAGGAATAAGAATACCGCCTTCAAAGACAGGCATAAAGGTCTTAACCTCTATATCAAAGGTCACCTCAAATAACTTTTTATCATTTAACTGAAATTCAAATAACCTATCCTGGCTATAGTCTTCTGGTACCTGGCAACTTGCCTGTACTCTAAACATCCCTAAATCTACTTGAAATAGAGTATTCTTATAAAGCTTACTCATTAGAGATTCGGTAACTTTTAACATTTCTAAATTATCCGAGCATACAACCGTAGTACTAAAAGTCATATTCATTGGTAAGAAATTAGTTTCTAATGAAAATGTTTTTAAAACACCTTCCCATTCTCTTACAAATTCGGACCTTACAAATTTATTTGTTTGATTACCAGAATCTATAGATATTCCTGTTAATTGTAATATACCTCTAGGGACTACTTCATAATCACCAATAGCTTTACCTGATTCTTCTGCATCAAATAAAAAGTTATCCATTAAAAACCTACCATCTCCTGTTATAGAATAAAAGAAAGGGACTGGTATTTTCTTTAATGTATCGGCATCAATTTGATTATAATAATACACCTTGTTTCTTAATTCCGCTAAGAGTGCTACAATAACATATCTTATGATTGTATTATCATAATTAAATTCTTGATTATATGCTGACATCTATTAAGTTAATTTTTTCTTGTATTATATTTATCCAATAGTTTCAATTGTAAATTCACTAAAGCCTGCATCTTTAGTTATTTCTAACTTTTTATCAAAATATTCACTTGGTAGTACTGTATGATTAATTACAAATGTATTAAGGCCTATATCTTGTATTGTATCATGAAGTATATTAATTATATGATATACACCATCAGAGTCAATAGAAGAGAAGATTTCATCTAAAAATAAAATATTTAAAGAAGGGAACCTAACTTTAATCATTTTCATTAATGCCATAATAATTACAAAATCTACTTTTTTCTTTTCACCTGTACTTAATGTCTTTGGGCTAATCATTGTACCGAGGTGGTGTAATGTACAATTAAATTTATCATCAAACCTAATAGCAAAAGGAATTCCCATTTCCCTTCCCATTAAAAGTATATGATTATTAAATGAAGGAAGAATAGATCTTACTGCTAAATTTTTAATGCCACCTTCACCCATTAAGTTTTCTAAAATAGTTAAATAAAAATCTTCACCTTCACTTTTTAGTTTACCATCAGTTTTTGTTTTCTTACGAGATTTAAAATCTTTTACTAATTGCTTAAGATTAGATGAAGAATCTGATTCATCCTTTTCGGCTATTTCAATTAATTTAGATTTTAAGTTTTCCATTTCAACTTCTAACTGACCAGTTCTTACATGAATTTCTCTACCTTTTAATCTTAAATCATTTAACTTTTTTACAGAGTCTTCATAACTAGTTTTAACAGATTCAAACTTTTCTTCTAAAGTTATTAATGATTCTTCTTTTTCCTTTTTAATATCTAAATGAAAATCAGAAGTAAGTGGTGCTGTACATGTAGGGCAAGTGGAATTTTCAAATAACTTTAAATCATTTTTAATATTTGCTATCTTATGTTTTATAGTAGAATGATCAGATGCTTTGGTCCTAGAATCTAAATCTGTCTTTTCTAATTTTTCTTTAAGGGACTTTGTAAATTCTTTTAGAGTTTTTCTTTTTGTATTTAATGAAACTAAATCCTCTTTTAATTTTTTAACTTTTGATTTATCTTTCTCTGCTGATAAAATTTCTATCTGTTCTATTTTATCATAAACCGAATCTATAGATTCATTTAAAGTTCTTATCTCATCTTCATAAGTTTTTATTTCATCTATAATACTTCTTCTCTTTTCTTTTACAGCTTCTGCCATTTCATTAATTATAGAAAAGCCAAATATTTTATCAATAATTCTTTTCTTATCATAAGGAGACATTGTTATAAAAGATTTAAAATCATTTACTGATAAAATAATTACATTCTTAAAAACATGATAAGGTATTTCATAAATTTCTGTTTCTAAAAAATCTTGAAGATTTACTTTTCCTGCTACATCATATTCAGATCCATTTAATTTAACATTAAATATTCCTGGATTAATACCTCTTTCAATTTCTATAGAGTTACCTTTGGATTCCATCCAAATTTTACCCCATAGTGCACCATTAACTCTGTTAGGTAAATCTCTCAAGGTTGCACCTTCTACTTTACCATAACATAAGTAGGTAATAACTTTAGCCAAAGTACTTTTACCTGCACCATTTCCACCTAAGACTAAATATAAATCACTTTTGTCTTTTCCAAACTCTATAACTTGAGTTCGGTTTCCATAACTGGCAAAATTTTTAAATTCTACTTTTTTAATCTTCATAATTAGGTGATAGTGTTCTTTTATACAATTCTTGTACTGATACTTTTAATCTTTCTTTTAAATCATCATCATATTCTAATGAATTAATATATTCTGCTGCAATGTTCATTAAATTTAATTCTCCATTAAAATCAGATAATTCCCCATCTTCAATATCATAAGGATTTTCTTCATCATAAATTCTCGGTTCTAATTTTCTGGCTACACCATCTAAATAATCCATAAATTTATTAATGTTGTATTTTCCTAATACATTAGAAGGAATAAAAACATCTACAAAATTATCTCTTATTTCCTTTTCTATATCCTCCATACGCATCTCCAAAATATTATTAATATAATACCTAATAAATTGAGGACTTACGTTATTTTCATAAAAAGTATGCTCACCTGATTTAAGATCCAAAAGATATATCCCTTTTTGATTTCCTCTATCAGAACGAGTCATCTGATAAGGATTACCTACTAAAATAAAATTACCTTTTTCTTGTCTATAATGAATATGACCAGAATAAACTCTTTTAAATCTTTTAAAGGTACTTACTGTATTACCTCCATCATGTAAATGTTTTGTGCTAGGACTTATCTGAACTCCTTGTGTTTCAGTATGACAAAACATGTAATCAATATTTTGTTTAATACTATCTAAAGTTTCTTTTTCATGATCACTGTTTCTTCTCCACGGCATAAGTAAACATGTAGCATCTTCATATTCCAATATTTTAGGTTCTTTTAATACTGTAACATTAGGTATATACTTTAGGCAATCAACAGAAGAAATTTCATTGGAATTTTTTCTCATTATGTCGTGATTACCAACTATGATATGAATATCTGGAAATATTTTACCTAATTCTTCAAATACTCTAATAGCCAAATCTTGTGCTGCTAAATTAACACTTTGCCTATTATCAAATACATCTCCTAAATGATAAAGAACATCACCCTTTTTATATTCTTTCTTTACTAAAGGTATAAAGAAATTAAAAAAATAATCTTCAATAATTTTTAACCATAAGACTGAATTTGATCTGCACCCTAAATGCGAATCACTTACCATCCAAATTCTTTTTGTCATATTAAAAAAGTTTTCTGATTTTTCTTTTTTCTAAGATATTATACTTATCATCTAATTCTTTTATTAATTCATCCTTAAATTTATTAGAGAGTGAATTATAAAATTTATTTGGAAAAACATCAAAGTAGTCAGAAAGAACTCCGAATAAATCTATTCGTGAATAATCATTTCCAGTTTTTTCAATAATGTAAAAGAATACTTTATTGATTTGTACTTTATTTAATTTTTTAATAACACCATCAGGAGTAGCTTCATTTAAATGCTCAAATTCGCTACCTTTAATTAATCCATCAATAACTTCAAATAACGCATCATAATGCATTTTATCATCAGAATCCATATCTGAACCATAACCTGGTGCTAAAGTGAAACTTATTTTTTGTCCACCTAGATCTTGTTCTCCATAAGAATTGTTAAAGATTTTATCTTTTTCTTCATATTTAGATTTTTTATCGTCCTCGCTTTTACTTAGGACCTTTTTCTTTTTACCCCACATAATTTATTTTTATTTTTCAAACATTATATTATACTGATTAGGATATTCTTGATCTCTTGCAACTATTTTGAATCCATAAGATTCTAAAAATGAAATAATTTCTTTATCCATTTTTTGATCTTCCCAGTGTTGAATATTTTCTACTTCAATTAATATTAATTTTGTATTTTTAAGAATCTCTTTTGATCCTTCTAATACTTGTAAACCACAACCTTCTACATCTATCCATAATACATATGACTTTTCTTTATCTTTAGAATGAAGGCTATCTAATGTAAAAGAATCTACTTCAGTTAATTCATATTCTAAATTAGAATAAGTTTCAGTATTTCTTTTTAATAAAGAATTAGCACCAGACTTAACATAATCTTTCATTATGTAAAAATTAACCTTTCCTATTGTATTAGATATTGCAAGGTTTTTATAATTAACATTCTTTAAGCCTTTATCATTACGATACATTTCATAAATATACTTATTTGCTTCATATGCAAAAATACTTATATTTTCAATATCAGATAATTCTTTAGAAGCAGATGCTTCATATGCACCTATTTCACAAAATATATCTGGTTTAATTTCTTTAGCCTTTTTATAAAATAAAGAAACTAATTGTTTATTTGTTAATATGTCCATATCTTTAGTGAGTAATTTCATCAGTTTCAGTTAACCTCATATGTTCATAATCAATATTAAATTTACATCTTGATCCTTTTCCTTGACCATCCCTAATTTTTAAAACTTTTAACCAATACTCTCTTTCAGAATGCATTATAGAATCTTGAATCAATGCATACATAACATCCGCTGTATGTGCAAGACCTGCCGATTCTGCAATATTTTCCATTCTTACTTCAGTAGCATCCCACGCACCACGATTAATTTGTGTTGCTGATATAACTAACATATCTCTTTTAACTGCCAATGCTCGAAGATCTTCAGCAATTTGTTTAATCTTCATATAAGTATTTTCAGTATTAGGATTTCTATAATTAGCTAAGATATTAATATAATCAACGACTAATACATTTACTTTATGATCTGTTGATTCTTCTAAATCTTTTAAGTAAGCTTCAATATCAGGAATAGTTCCTTGTGAAGTTGGATATTCTTTCACAAATAATTTTCCTGGTGGTAACAATCCTCGTGATACTCTTTCTAATCTTCTTTTCATATAATCACGATTACCTGAATGCTTATCATAATCCATCATAGGAACGTTTAATAAATTTGCTCCTATTCTTTTTAATACTTTTTGAGCCGACATTTCTGCTGTAATGAAAACTACATTATGACCCATCTTTACAAAATTAGCTGCATCGTTGGCTAACCATATAGATTTACCGATGTTTTGTTCTCCGGCATAAACTATTAAAGATTTGGTATCATACCCACCACCGGATACCCTATCTACAAAAGACCATCCTGTTTCTATTTTCTTTGTTGTTCTTTGCACATGTGATTCAGGATTAAAAAAATCTAAACCCGTATCGGTATCAAAATTAATTGAACCATCAGTTGAAATCATTCCTATTGCACGCTGAACTACATCTTCAACATTTTCTGGTGATACATCTTGAGTTTTAACATATTCAATTGTTCTTACTAATTGTTTATCAAAATGTTTCCACTTAACCCACGCCTCTCCAGTTCTTTTTAACCAATCTTGATCATATTCATTAATATTAATATCATAAATAGATTTTACAATATCAGGAGATATTTCATTAGGATCATCTTTAACTAAAGCTGACATCTGTTGTTTAGACGGGCTCTCGCCAAACTTTAAATAAAAATCTTTTGATAGTTTTGCTATTTGATCTAAATCCCTATTTGCAAAAAAACCTTTTCCTGTACCTTTTAAATAATGTGGCTTTGTTAAAAAGTAATTAAAAAAGATTTTTTCGTGATCTATACTTGATTTCATGTAGTTTTATTTTTATATGCTAAAAAACATATTTAGTTTATTCATAAGGATTTTGTATAACCTCATAAGTAGTATACGCTGAATTTGAAAAATCAACTTTAATACAATTAATTTTTAAAAGCTTATTTAAAATGATATCACACTGCTCATCAGTTAGGTTCCATCTTTTAGCCATAGAAACATTTGTAAATTTTATTTCTTTAGCAACCTTTCCGCAATAATCTCGGATTAATTCAAAAAGTACATCTTCGGCATCAGGATAACCTGGTTGTGTTGTGTGATTGCCTAGTACATACTTAACTTTAAGTTTAGCAGTATTAAGCAGTTTCGGCAACATCGTCAGTAGAAATTATTTCAGTTAAGTCTTCAGCTTTCATTTCATCAACACCATAAGTAAACTTTTCATTTACGATAGGTTCAATCAGCTTAAGAACATCTTCGGTTAAAACTTCAGGTGTGTATAATTTATTTAGATCCACTGAATCATTTAAATGCTTAACACAAATTTTACGAGCGGTTGCTGCAGGTTGGAAATAAACCGTAACATCTTTTTTATCTTTCTTAAAAGAATGTTTTCTACATTCAGCTTTACCTATATCTGTTAATTTATTAAATTGGCCTTCAGTAATAAATCTTCCTCTTTCAATACCACATGTATCCCAGCTGATATATTCTTCTAAACCTACATAGGCATTCATACCTTTATTAAAAGAAATATGAAATTTAATATTAGTTGGTTTTGCAAATCTATTTTTATTTGGTTTTGCTGTTACAATAATTCCAGTTTGTTCTACACCTTCTTTTAGTTTAGCTTTACCTAAAAATAGAATAATAGAAGCTGCATATTCTGGCCCTGTACCTCCACCACCAACTTGTCTTGAGAAAAGATCTTGTGTTTGATAAGTATGATTTGAGAATAAGAAAGGAATTTTACAAATACCAAACTGCGTCATAATAATTCTAAAAGTTGATTTAAGTAATTTAGCTCTTGTCATATCAGCTTTACTACTTCCACTTTTTGCATCATCGATTTCTTTTTGTGTTGCAAGATTACCAGCAGAATCTAGGACTACCATTATTTTAGGTAATTCAACTCCCTTTTTCCTTTGTTCAATTAATACATCAGTAATAGCAGTTACTGAACTTCTAAATTCTTGAACTGTATTACATGGTTCATATCTAAATTTTGTTGGATCAATTCCAAATTTTTCTACTAAATTTTTATCTACTGCATTTTCAGAATCATAAAATACAATACTATATCCTTGTTGCTGAGCTTGTTTAATTGCATTTAAAATAAGATAAGTTTTTCCAGTACCTGAAGGCCCTGCTAATGCAACTGCTCTATTATTAGGATAACCACCAAACAGAGAACCTGTTAAGCATGCATTTAAATGATAATTTCCTGTTGGAATGTAATGATCAATTTCTGATATTGTTGATTTATCTAAAGTGTCTCCATATTCGGATATCTTTGACATTTCTTTGTTTAAATCTGCGAATGAGAATTCCTTTGCCATATTATTTTTTGTTTATTATTATATTGATTTTTTGCCTTTTGTTTTAATTAAAAGAGGCTGGTAGTATAAATCAAATTTCTGTTAAATGCCTTGAATCCCATTGCAGTTACTACCCGATTTATAGGATCCAAAATTGTTTTTTCAAATTGCCTATCATGATCCACCTCTGGTGCAAATTCATAAGGATATTCTCCAGGAGCAAAAGCAAACACATCACATGATTTATCTTTGGAGAAATACATTTTACATTTTTCACCATTTCCTAAAGGTTGATACTTACCTTTTACAGAAGAATTATTTAATAAGTAATTATGATAACCTGCAGATCTTACTCCTATTGGACATCTTGATGCAAATTCAAAAGCTTCATAATCATTTACAATATATCTTTGATAATTATTTACTTTCCTAGAAAAACATATTTGATCGATGTTAGCTAATTTGAACTGTCTTTTAATATCTTTAAGAAGAGCAGCAAAATCTTTCATATCCAATTTATCTACCGAGAAGATGTATGTTAATAAGTCTTTAAGTTTTTCTCTAGCAAATATAGGAGTTGATGATTGTATAATTTCAAAACCTTTAGAACTAATTTTGGAAAGATCTTCATAGTGAATATCCGGATCCTTCCAAACAATATTTTGCATATACTTTTTCTTAGCTAACCAAATTGCATTTTTTGCTATACTTTCTAGTTCAAAAGATAAAAAGTTTTCTGCATTATTATCATCAGCATATTTTTGGAGTATCTTTTCTAAATAACCATTTACTCTAACTTTATATAATTTAAGAATGAATTCTTTCTCATCACCTTCCCAACCTTCTGATTTTTGAATTACTTCATCAAACTTTACATATACTGAATCTGTATCAATATAAATACCTACAGGGTTTTCAATTCTACCAGTAACAGTAATACCCATAGCTTCATGAGCGGCAATATCTTTATGCCAATATTTACTGAAATACATATTAAGTAATTCTTCAGTATATAAAATTGCATCTTTACCTTGTAAAGTAATAGTTTCAGCTATATCTACATTAAAGAAATAAAAGTAAGGATTACCAAATGCACCATAAATAGAATTAAGCATTAACTTAACAGCTTGTTCATAATTGTAAAACTTACTTGCTTCTTTTTGAATTTTTTGTAACTCTGTAAGTTCTTGCATTCTATTTTAATTTAAAGCGATTAGTTGTGCGGATGTTGTTGTGTAATCTTGGTTTATAATAAGTATTTCTCCACTCTCAAAATTAAGAGTTGATTTTGTAAGGTCATAGGATCCTGTGATAGGATTAAAATATCCTGTAGCAAAAGATACATCTTCTTCTTTCCATGTACAATCTGATTCGGCAAATTCTATAGATTCAGATCCATTATTTGTTAATAAGATTGGTTTTAAAGCAACGGTTGTTACATATGCCATAATTAGTTTTGTTTTATTTATAAAAAGAAAAGGATAAAGGTAGTTTCGCTGTCATCACTAATCGGACCTATTCACTACCTTTATCCTGGATGAAGCTAGGAATTAATCTTCATCAGTTATTGCTACAGCCACAGTTAAATGTGTATTTGTATCTAAGGAGCGGAACACTACCTTATTACTGCAAACAATTACTTTATAGTTTTCTTTATCCAAAAGATTAATATATTTTTTATAAATAACAACCTTTTGTCCTACTGCACCTTCTCCTTCATATGTATGAGCTAATGTAGCATCATAAGAATTACCTTGCACTGCAACACCTTTATCATTAACAGCTAATGTAAATGTATCTTCTTCTCTTTCTAAATTAAATAAAGATTTCATTTTATCTACATGAGTAGTAAGAAGATCAAATTCAAAAATACTACCTTCAGTTCCAAATGCACGATCTGTTTCTTCTTTACTCATTTCCATAAAAGATAAAGATGGATCTGCACATGCTAAATTAATCTGAAGATCATCATTAGCTAAAGTAAAATCACTTGCCATTAATTCTCCATCAATTTCAGAGTATTTAATTCTTCCTTGTACATCACCGTTAAAATGAGATAGAGCATCAATAACTTTACTCCCATTATAAAAACTAACCTTCACCGGATCATTAATCTCCGTATCAAAGATATCAGATGTTGGTGTTGATACTAATTTCACTGCATCCCTCTCAGGAAAATATACAGATGAAACTGTTCCTTCTTTACCAATTTTCATAAAGATAAATTTATCAATCGGTAATAATTTCTTGACAAATGTACTTAATTCGTAACCGTCAATCTTTTTAATTGTTGCTTCCATTAATTTTAATTTTTGTTTATTTTTATATGCATTAATTTAAAATAGTTTTAAAAAGTACTATTAACTTTATACTTCTTTTTAGGCTTAGCACCTAACTCTTCAGTGACTAATATTTTATGGTTTGTATTATCTTGTTTCATAAAAGTAAAGTTTGTCATTTTAGCTTCTCCTCTACAGAATTTTTTAACCTCATCAGCCATATCTTGTGCAGTTCTTACAGGAACATTTTGAGCAATATGATTTACTTGCCCAGAATGCTCTATACCAAAATCTAAAGGTAATCCCATTAAATGTAACATCTCTCTAATATTTAAATACCTATCCTCTACCGGGTGAACTCCATTAAACATATTTCTACCAATAAGAGCCGAAAAGCTTTCATTAAAGAAGTGTGGTGATGCATCCCAATAACCTAAACCTTGACTAGTCTTATACTGCTGATGCTCTAACATATCAGAAAAAGTCTTTGTAGATTTTTTATTTGAAAATCCTTGTTTAGGATAATGTTTATTTAACCATTGGATACATTTATCAATCAGATCATGCTTTTCTAAATATTGAGCAATTGTACCTTTCTTAAATTTAGCAGCAAACTCTGCGTGAGTTAAACCTTCCTCTTCTAAAACAAATTCATAAGGCCTATAATGCTCAGTTACTTTACCACTTACCATAAACATATCTTGGTGGGTAGCATCTTCTGGTATTTCATTGAGATAATCAATAAGGTTTTTCTTTTCTCTAAATTTCCAACTTAATAAAGGAACTGTTGGTGTATTCCAAAAGAAATAGAACGTTCTCATTCTTCTTTGTGGAATTCCATGTAATTCAGTATTTGTTTTTATTAAAGAAAAACTATAACCATGTTTACGTCCAATTTCTTTAAGTCTTTCTACAACACCTTCTCCCATTTTAGTAAATAAACCTGGTGCGTTTTCTCCCCAAAGAACTTTAGGTTTTACATTCTCTAAAATATATTCTGATGAATCATACATCCATTTATTTTGTGAAGCACCAGATCCTCTTGATGCAGCTGTTCCTCTAGCAGAATTTAATTGAGATAAACCTGCGCAAGGACAAACTGAATTTACATAATCAACTTCATTAAATGTTTGATTAGGAATTTCTAAATCTTCATGATCTAATCTATACATAGGAACATCTGGCCAATATTTTTCAATATGGCTTTCATTAGCTGCAAAAGCATCATAGCTTAAATGAAAAGCTGGTTCGTTACCTGCAGAATTTTTACATCCTATAGCACTACCACCGATAAGAGGGATGATAGTACCCCATTTTAATTCTTTACTCATATTTTTACTTTTTCAATTTCTAAATCTTCCATAAAAGTCAAAGGATTAATTGTTCCTTCTTCTATTTCATTTTCTAAATAAACGATAGTTTCTTTTATAGTATCTCTAATATCTTTTTTAGGTTCCCATCCCATAGATTTTGCTTTTGAGATATCTCCATAAGAATTTAATGCTTCACCTGCAATTGCATCATAATGATCAAAATCAACTTTAACTTCCATTATATCAGCAATCATATTTTTAAGATCCATTAAGTTAGTCATTTTACCAGTACCTAAATTAAATGTTTGGTTAGCAGTATCTTCATTTTCCATACACATAATATGAAATGCATTAACATCAGATACATCAATATAATCTCTTGCTTTCATATAGTCTCCAAATACAATAGGATTATGACCACCTTTAATTCTTAAAATAAATCCTGCAAATACTGGTGGAATAGTTCTATTATAATCTTGAAGAGGCCCTGCAACATTAAAGTATCTTAATGCAGTATAATTTAATCCTTTAGTTCTATGATATGATTCTGCTAATAGAGCAAGGCATGCTTTAGTTGTAGAATAAACTGTAGTAGGATCTGATTGTGTTTCGTTATAACCTGCTTCAGGCATTACACAGTTTTCATATACAGCAGAAGTTTCACTAAAGATAATTCTTTTTACATCAGCCTTTAAGCATCCGTTCATTACATTAATACTTCCTAAAATATTATTGTCCACTGCTTCATATGGATCTTCGTGGCAATCATAAATAGAAACAAGCCCTGCAAAATGATATACATAATCAGGTTTAAATTCTTCTATGATATTTTCTACATATTGATTTCTAATATCTACTCTATGGAAGTTTTCAATTTGATCATGAACTTTAGGAAGATAAGTTCCGTGTTCCATGTTATCAATAACAGAAATACATTTAGGATTATGACCTCTATTTAAAAGATCATTGATAAAATTGGTACCTACAAACCCGGCACCACCGGTTATTAAAATTCTTGTGTCTTTATTATACATTGATTTCAGTTTTATTAGTTACTCTTTCATAAGCTTCCCAGATCTTATTATCTACATGTTCTCCAGTATAATAAGAATCTTTTAAATACTTTTCTTGTAAGTTATAGAAAAGTTTTTTGTAATGTTCAGGATTATTATTTAAAAATTGTACTTTCTTTTTTAAATCCTCTGGTGATTTACATCTAATGAAATGACCATCAGGGAAGACATTAAAGTCAGTATCATAAGATGGATGCAAGAATGGTATAATACCATAGTGTAGCATTTCCGCATACTTAGAGGTTACCATTCCTTCTTTAATAGGTACACAGAATGTATACTTAGTTGAAAGCAGTTCATCAGTCATTGTTTCAATTCTCTTTTCTCCTTTAAACCATTTAGGATATTCTTTCTTTAAGTCATCATCCCACTTACCATAAATATCGGTTTCAATATCATTCTTTACAATATAATCTCTAACAGGATCCCAGCGGTCCATTCCACCTGAACCCTTTCCTTGGTTTTGTAACATCATAAATGAATTAGTCTTTTTCATTTCAAATAATTCATCAGTGTCATATCTCTTTTTATCTAAAAGAAATACAGTTTCAATTCCAGAATATTCATAAGTAGATTCAATTGTCTTAATATCTCTTAAAGGTGGATTACAAAAGAACTCTTCTGTTTTTGTAAAAGTATTTTGTGCTAAGTAATATGTAGGTCTATTATTATCATTCCAATCTTTACATGCTAAAATGTATCGGTTATCTACAAGTAAACCTACAATTGGAACTTTCTTCTCCAATTCATTCATTGCTTTAATTATTGGAGCTGCATAGTACTTAAAAAAGTCTAAAGATTTAACTCTTCCGGTTCCATCAACCTTATTAATAAAGCCTGGTATATTAACTGTACTTGATGGCCCAGTATAGAAAAAGATAAAATCTAAATCTAAATCTTTTATGTTTTGAGCAGCTTCATCAGCTGATTTCCTATCAGCCATTGTAGAGTGAAATTCTTTTACATTTGATGGGGCAGCAGATTCTGTTTCAGCAGGAGGGCCGAATAAAGATTGAACTGCTGGTTTTTCTTTTGCTCTAACTCTACCTAAATCATTTGGGCTTAATAGCCAATATTCAATATTAGGATTTCTTTTTGCAATTGAATTAATTAATTGCTTAGGTTCACAATCTCCACCGATTGCTCCCCAACTGTTTTCATTAAACTTAATCGCTTTACCAAGTTTAAAGAAACCTACTTTTTTTACATTTTTCATTTTAACAATTTTGAATTAAATCTTCTATTACTTCTTTATCATTTTCATATGTTAAATCATACCAACATATATTCAGTTCTTCAAACTTTAAATTATCCATTGAATTAATCAAATGAGTAATTTCATATTCATTTCTATTTGACATTTTAATGCTGTCAAGATTATTGAATGCTTCTTTAGAAAATATCATATAACCACAGAAGTATCTACCTGAAACAATTCCATGTGGTTTTTCAATAACAACATTTTCTAATATAGATGCAAGTTGTAAATTTCTTGCTCTCGTATCATAATCTTTATAAGTTACAACTGTACTATTAGGATCGTGATATTCTAATCCTATATTTCCTTGATAATAATTATCTCCAAATAGACATAAGAATGCTTCATCAAATTTATCTGCCCATACCTTTATAGCTGCACCTGGCCCATATTCATCATCCTTTTGAAATTCGTAGAATATGTTAATATCTTTTTTGTATTTACTTAACTTTTCAATAATAGGATGAGAAAGCTTTACATTATCTTTAAAAAAGAAATCTGCTTTACTAATTGTAATATAACAATCATCTATTCCATTCTCCATACAAAACTCTACACAGTATTCAACTGTTGACTTTCCTAAAATAGGATCTACTAATTTATTTTTACCATACCTAGTAGAACGGCCGGCTGCTAATATTATTGCTTTACTTACTCTTTTCATTTAGTATATTTTATTTCTAATTCATCAAATAATTCATGCCCTTTTTTAAGGAAAGATCCTGCTAATTCATATCTTTCATTTAATTCAAAGAAAGGGACAGCACCTAACAAGTGAACTGCCAAAAAGAATTTAAGTTGATATTCATCACACCATTCATACATAATTTTTTCTGCTTCTCTACAGAACTTGGAATATTTTGCATTAAGGTTATTGTATATATGGGACTCATATTCCATTACAAAGGATTGCATAAGCTTCCCATAATCATAATAATTTTGCTCCTCAGTACCTCTTGGATCAATAAACAGAAAATCTTTATCATGTAAAATGTTACTTACTGTTAAATCTCCATGAACAAATCCCCAAGAAGATACTGCATCAAAAGTACCTTCATAAGTATAACCTGTCCTTAACTGAAGTTTATCAAAATAATCTTGTGTCTTTACATCAGATCCTATATTATCAAATTTACCAATAATGGAAATAAGATTTTCTAATTGATCTAATGAATTAGTGATAGGCTGTTGTAAAATTTTATCATACCAAGTTGGAAACCTTTTCATTTCATAACTTGTTTCTGATAGAGGTTTAACATCAATAAAATTAGGATGATCACAACACATGAGAAATTCCATCTGCTGCTTAAATTTTTCTGGATAATGCCCAGCCTCTTTAATTACTTTATTACCTTGAAGAAAAACTTTATCTCCACTATTTCCTACTAAAATTTTACTATTATGCATTTTATTCCTAGTTTACGTGCAAAGGTTAAGTCCACATCAGAATCCCCAACCATCAAAAAGTCTTCTTTATTATATTGTGGATATTTTTCAAATATCAGATGTCCCATATCAGGTGACGGTTTTTTATTAGGTACATCTTCTCTAGTATATATGTGATCAAATAGTTTGGGATCTATTTGATGATAACTCATAATTCTATCTACATTTTCTCTAGAAGAATTGGAAGCAACTACTAAATTTTTAAATAATTTACTTTTACACATATACAAAAGTAATTCATTAACTTTTGTTTTATGTAGGTTTTTAGAAAAGATTTCTTTTTTATATTTTTGTGCTAATTTAGATTCTTTAGAAGTTAACTGATATTTTTCTAATAAAACATCCATTCCATAATTAATATCTGCTAAGATAGTTTCTAAAGGTATTTCTATGTCTAAGACTTTCTCTAATGCCTTTCTCCAAGAATCAGCATGAATCTCAATGGTTTTCACCAATGTATCATCAAAATCTATCATTAAACATTTTTCCATATAATTCCTAATTTATTATTATATGGCAAAATAAACAAATGTTTTAAGAGTGCTAGAGATATTTTTAAGACAAAAAAAGACCGCCTAGAACGGCAGCCTTTTAATTTTAAATTAGATTTTATTTATAGACTATTCTTAGTCTCTTGAACATGTATTCTTAATTCTTGTGCAAGATTCTTAATTTCTTGCATAGATTTACGAATTCTAACAGCAGCAGCTTTATTTCCTTTTACATAAAACTTATCTACATCTTCAGCACATGCTTCGATTAACGCTTTGATTTCTTCAAATTTTTCCATAATAATTATTTTTAGTTATTTAATCTATATATTCATCACTAGAACTTGCCTTCACGGTTTCTATAAAAGCTTGTTACTTTAGGAATGTACATATAATTCTTCTTTTTGTCACGCACGTTTTGCATGACTCTTTTAAACATATCCCAATCAGCAGGTAAAATTCCGCCCGAGCCTGATGGGGCACCCTTTAATTTAGGAGCTGTGTTTCTTTGTTGGTCTGGATTTCTATATCTTAATTTACCTGTTATACTAGGTCTCCAAGATACAGCTGAATGAGAAGTATCATTAGCACCATAACCTTTATTGTTAGGTTTCATTTCATAATCTTTTTGTGGTTGCATAAATACTTTCTTAGAGGTATTATGTGCAGTTACTTTCTTTTTACTTCTAGTAAAAACAAAACCTAAATCTGGATATTGTGAATATGCCTTTGCAATAGTTTCTAAATGATTAGGAGCCCACTTATCATCATGATCTAATCTAATGATATAATCACAACCGTCTTTATCAGCCATATTAAGAGCATCATTTAAAGCACCACAACCAGCGGTAAATCTAATTTGCTTAGTTGTCCATTTAGTATTATTTCTTTCGCCTGGTGTTGATCTATTTTTATATTGAATTTGAGAATCAGGAATTATATCTTTCATTACTTTCTTAATCTCATTTTCATCACCTTCATATTTATCAGCTACCAAATATATTTTCCAATTTTTATATTTCTGATTTTTAACAGAATTCAAAGCATCTGATAGAACACCTGGTGTAGTCATATGTTTTGCTCTAGATTTATTTGCAGCGCCGGCACTCATATCATGTGTAGCCATCACTATACCAAATTTAATATTATTGTCAATCTTAGAACCTAAGTTCTTTTCTAATAGAATCTGAAAATCTTCTTCTCCTATATAAGACTCTAATAAATTATATTCTTCAAAAGTTATCATTTATTAAAAAATGTTTTTATAGACTTTATAATTCTTTTCAAATCTTTATCAGTAAGATCTGAACCTGAAGGTAAACAAATACCTTGTGAGAATAATAAAGAACTGTTTCCATTTATATATTTTCTATAACTCTTCATAACTGGTTGTTCATGCATTGGCTTCCAAATCCTTCTAGCTTCAATATTATTTTTAGCTAAATGGTCAATAAGATCTTGAGGAATATACTCACCTTTCATTAATGCACAAGTTAACCACATATTAGACCTATCAGTTTTTTGTTCTTCTTGAAATGAATAAAAAAGATTTCCTAATTCTTTTTGGTAAATTTTATTAATTTCTCTAGTTCTTTTTATTCTATCCTCTATAACTTCTATTTGAGCAACACCTATTGCTGCAAGAACATTACTCATTCTATAATTATATCCAATTTCAGTATGATGATAAAAAGGTTTATTATCTTTAGCTTGTGTAGATAAAAATCTCATATAGTCAGCTTTCTTTTTATCATTAGTTACTATTATACCACCACCGGAAGTAGATAATAACTTATTTCCATTAAAAGAATAAACACCAATAGGACCAAAGGTTCCTGTATGCTGGTTGTTAAAAGTAGATCCCAAACTTTCGGCGGCATCTTCGATAATAGGTATGTCATATTCATCTGATAATTTTTTAATTGCATCCATATTACAAGGTACTCCGAATATATGGACAGGAATAATAGCTTTAGGTTTTTTGCCTAATGCTGTTGAATTAAGAATTGCAGTTTCTAATAATAAAGGATCCATATTCCATGACCCTTCTTCAGAGTCTATAAAGATAGGTTCAGCACCACAATAAATTATAGGATTTACTGTAGCGGCAAATGTTAATGAAGAACATATAACATAGTCGCCTTCTTTAACTCTTAATGCTTTTAAGGCTAAATGAATACCTGCAGTACATGATGTCACTGCTACTGCATATTTAGAACCTGTATATTCCTTAACTTTTTCTTCAAACATATTAAGGTGTGGACCAACTGGAGCTATCCAATTATCTTTAAATACATCTTTAATATATTTTAACTCCTTTCCTGACATATGAGGTGGAGATAAGTAAATTTTTTTCATATTATTTTATTTTAGCCGGATTACCATAAGCCATAATATTATCTGGCATATTTTTTGTTACTACTGCGCCTGCGCCTATCATACAATTTTTACCTATTTTTATATAAGGTAAGATAGTGGCACCTGCTCCAATAAAAGTACCTTCACCTATTTCTACACCACCGCACAAAGTAGTGTTAGGTCCAATAAATGAAAAGTCTCCTAAAATACAATCGTGATCAATTGATGATGATGTATTAATTATACAATGTCTTCCTATCTTAGTACCAACTTGTACTACTGCCCTATGTAAAATTTGAGTACCTTCACCAATATCACTATCATAAACTAATGCACTTTCGGCAATAATTGTAAGATAATCTATTTCACCTAGTACTTCTTCGGCTATTCTTTTCCTAGCTGCATTGTTACCAATTGCAATAATCCAATTACCCTCTTGTAAATCAAAATCTTCATCATTATAAAAATTAATTTGATTAGGGTGTCTATTCCATAAAACAGAATTAACTACCCTTGCATGGCCACCTTTACCGTAAATGTTAATCATCTTTATATAATTCTTTTAATCCACTATTCCAAAGTATATCTCCAAAACTTAAATGCTTTTCGCATTCTTTAAAATTATGTTTAATTGCATCAATTTTTGAATTATAAAACTTATCTGTTAATGTTTCACTTTTTAAGATGTCATATAATTCTTCAGCAGTATTAAAGAAAATCATTCCATCTGTATCAAAACCTTCCCATTGTTTAGTATCCTTATGACCCCATATAATAGGTATAGTTCCTGTTAACATGCAATCCAAATGTTTTTCTGTTAAGAAATATGGAAACTCATTTTCTACTACTATTTCATATCTATAATCTTTAAGACCGTCAACTTTTTCTACAGGATTATTCCAATCTACTGTATGTGGTATATGTGACTTTATATAATTTCTTGTAACATGCCTTAACATATGCCCTTCTAATCCAAAATTTTTCTGAGACCATATAGCAGTAACATTTTTATTTTTAGGATAAACTTTTCTAGCTTCTTTTTTAATAAATGTTCTAGATCCTGCTATGTAATATCTATATTTTTCAGGAAATTTACCTGATCCTTTCCATGCAGGGTAATGAACAAAAATTAAATCAAACAATTCTTCATTATCTAAAATCCATTGATGTAAAGCTTTATTAAAAGTATAAGGTTCCATCTGAACCATTACTTTATATTTCTGAGAAGAATTTTTAACAATAGTTTCTAGATTATTTAAAGATCCATCATAATCTACAAATACAGCAACATCGCTAGGATCATTTACCCAGTCAATATATTTACTTGATGTTGAAGGATGAATTCCTGCTCTTTCTTCTGGACCAAAATTCCACTTATCCCAATATAAATTTACATTTCTTTTATTCATGAGTTTCTCTTTTAAATTCAGGAACTATACTTTTTACTAATAGAATAATTTTATAAAAATCATTTGATCTTATTTTAGATAATTTTTCTATTTTTGGAATTAAAGTTTTAAAATCATATTTCTCATGATTTAATTTCATTATATTTTTATCTTTAGTGGTTATCATATTTTCACCGTTACATAATAACTCTTCATATAATTTTTCACCTGGTCGCAATCCTATGTATTTTATTGTAGCTTTACTTTTAAAATATTTTATTAAATTTTTTGCTAAATCTGTAATACTTACAGGTTCACCCATATCAAATAAAAATACTTCACCACCTTGCCCTAATACACTAGCCTGCAAAACTAATTGACAAGCTTCAGGTATAGTCATAAAATATCTAATAACTTCTTTATGCGTAACACTAACAGGACCACCTCTTTCAATTTGTTTTATAAAAGTAGGAATTACTGAACCTTCGGATCCTAATACATTTCCGAATCTTGTAACTATAAATTTAGTAGATGATTTTGTTTCTAAAAATTGAGTATACAATTCTGCTATTCTCTTAGTCGCACCCATTATATTTGTTGGATTAACTGCCTTATCAGTGGATACCATTACAAATTTTTCTACTTCATTCATATATGAAATATTAGAAACATTCATTGTTCCTAAAACATTTGTTTTTATTGCCTCTATTGGATTTGATTCCATCATAGGTACATGTTTATAAGCAGCAGCATGAAAAACAATATTTGGTTTAAAAGAATCAAAAACTTCTTCTAATCTATACTTATCTCTTACATCACCTATTACATATTTAATATGAGAATTTGGATTAGACCTAGTAATTTCTTGTTCTAAATGAAACATAGAAGCTTCGGCATTATCAAAGACAGTTACAGTAGAAGCACCAAAACTAACAAGCTGCCTTACTATTTCACTGCCTATAGAACCTGCACCACCTGTTACAAGTATTCTTTTTCCTTTTATGTAATCTTGGATTGTATTAAGATCTGTGGATATAGGATCTCTACCAAGTAATTTGTTATAGTCCAAAATCCTTAAACTTTAAAATGTTATCTTTCTTTTCCAATAAACCTTTTCCTACTAAATTATTAATAACCACTTGCTGAGATTTCATAACTCTTTTCATTGCTTCTTTATAATCAATAAAACCTGCCCAATCTACTTCCTCTGTTTGTAATTGTTTTTTAGGAACTCTCAAATCTTTTAATCCTATTTGAGAAAGATCTGAAATTTTAACAATATAATAATATACAATCTTGGTATACTTATATTTTCTAGTAGTTAAAGTAAATGTATGCTCAGTTTTATCAATAAGATTTTTTGGTATTCTTATACCTACTTCTTCTTTAGTTTCCCTGATAGCTGCATCTAATTTAGATTCACCTTTTTCAATACCACCTTTAGGAATACCATAAGAACCGTACCACCCTCGGTTAGTGGTATGAGCTAATAAAACTTTATTGTCATATATGATTGCTAATCCTGCTGAAATTTTAGTTTTCATATATTATTTATTTGAGCCTAATCAGTGTATTGTAACCAAGTTGTTAAGATATACTTATCACTAGATTTAGGCATATAACCTTTATGAATATAAGGCCAGCTTGCAGGATGAATAATTAATGTGCCTTGTTTTGGTTTTACTTTAAAAAAATCATCTTCCCCTTCTTCTTTAAATAAAAACCCAGTTTCACCACCTTCACTTACATCATTTAAATAAAGAATAAAAACAAAAGCTCTCATCATACTCCCAGTTCCTTCAACTTCTACATGCCAAGCATTATAATGACCTTTACCTTTATCATACTTTTGCATCTGTAATAAAGGATAGTAAGTATTACCATAGACTAATCTATTATGATTATAATTTTCCCTATATGGAAATGTAGATAAATAATTATCTATAGAACTATTAAATTTTGCCATAACTAAATCAGATAAAGAAATATCAACATCATTTCCTGTACCTAAAATATTATAATCATTACTTTTCTTAAACTTATTTACACCAGTTCCGCCACTCTTACCTTCATATGATAGCCCTTCTTTATGAGCAGTTTCAAACCTGTCCATTAATGCATTACATTCATCTTTTGTAAAAACATTATCAAATATTCCTATAGTATCTTTAAATTTCATATCTTTTTATTTTTATTAGCCGTCACAGCTTAAACATTCTTCCATTGCAGCTTTTGCAATATCACCTCTTAATACAGATTCTGTTCTCATATAATAAAGAGTTTTAATTCCTTGCTTCCATGCCTCTAGGTGAACTTGGTTAATCCATTTTGGTGTAGCTTCTTTAGGAAATGCTAAATTTAAAGATACTGCCTGGTCAACATATTGTTGTCTAACACCTGCTTGTCTTACTAAATCTAATTGATTTATTTCTTTAAAAGTTTTAAAGACATCTTTAAAAGGAACACCTTCTTGATTTTCAGGTACTTCTTTACATTTAATTAGAATACCTTTTAAGAAACACCATTCATCTAAAAATTTAAGACCTTGAACAGAACCACCATCAGCCATTATTCTATCCCAAACCTTTTTATTATTATGTCCCATTTTTTCTAAGTAACCTTCTAATTGTTGGTTCTTTCTAATAAAGGTTCCTTTGGCAGATTGATCAGTCCATATATTTGCAGGTACAGGTTCAATACCAGCGGATATGCCTCCAGCTAATTTAGAATTAGATACTGTTGGTGCAACTGCTCTTAAATGAGTATTTCTAAATCCTGTATCTCTACACCATAATGGTTCTCCGTATTCTTCAGCAAGATCACGGCTTGCTTTTTCACTTTCTATTTTTATTTGAGAAAATATATTACGAGTTTCATATTGAGCCTCTAACCCTTCAAACGCAATACCTCTTTGCTGTAAATAAGTATGCCATCCTAATACACCTAAACCTAATGCTCTTCCTTTTTCAGCAGATCTTACAGAGTTTTCAAAACCTTTTCTATATTTTGCTTTCTGTAAGAATTCTTCTAATACTCCATCTAGGAACCATATAGAATCATAAATTAAATTTGTATTTTTCCATTCATCATATTTTGAAAGATTAAGAGAACTTAAACAACAAACAAAAGAATGATTTTCATCTGTATGTAAAACTATTTCAGAACAAATATTGGTCATAAATACTTTTAAACCATTTTTCTTATATGCATCAGGATTTTGTTTATTAACATTTCCTCTATACATTATATAAGGTTGACCAGTTTGTCTTCTTTTTCTTTGGACTGCTGCATATCTTTTCCTTGCCTCAGTATCACCTTCCATAACACTTCTCATAAACTTATCGCCTACGATAACGCATTGATTAGTATTTAAACATTGTCTATTAATATCACCTTTAGGTTCTCTGATTTCTAACCATTCCCAAAAATCATCATGTTCAATACTTAAGTTTGTACTTGCAGCTCCTCTTCTTACTGCACCTTGATTAGTAGCAAGAATAGTAGAATCATTTATTTTAATAAAAGGTACTACACCATCACTTGTTCCATTATCGGTTATAGAAGCTCCAGCTGGTCTGATTTGATTATG